ATGAGTGGCGAGTTGCCACGAACGACCTCATCACCGATCGTAATAATCTTCGCAACACAAACTATGTGAAGGATGGTGGCGATTTTACGGTTGCAAATGGCGCAGTTACGATCTCGAAAGCAGGTGGTGGTACAGTCCTCACAGTTGCAAATGATGCAACGATCTCTGGAAATACAACGGCTACGAATGTTTCTGCTGCAATTGTAAATGTTTCTTCAGTCGTAAATGCAGCCAGTTACTTGACTACAAGCGGATTAAATGTTCTCGCTCAAATTAATGCTGCAGCAAATACTGTAAGAGTCTCAGCAAATAGTGGCTCAACACTATCAGCAAAACAATTAAATTTTGTGAATACAGCGAATGCAACTTTTGCTGTAACTGATTCTGGAGATGGCAACGCAAACATCACGATGACCATCTCTGGCGCAGTTGGTGGAACAGGACCTCAAGGTCCACAGGGTCCACAAGGCGCAACAGGTCCGCAGGGTCCTCAAGGAACAACTGGTCCACAAGGTCCACAAGGCGTTACTGGTCCTCAAGGACCTCAAGGTCCTCAGGGTGCTACTGGTCCTCAAGGTCCACAGGGTCCACAGGGAGATACTGGTCCACAAGGTCCACAAGGAACTGGTCCTCAAGGTCCACAAGGTGCTACTGGACCGCAAGGACCACAAGGAACAACAGGTCCACAGGGTCCACAAGGTCCATCTGGTCCATCAGGAGCAGGTGGAGCAAATGTTTGGGTCCACAGAACATCAACTTATGATAGTGCAAATGTATACATCTCAGCCTCAGCACCTGCCAGTGGCAATCTCAAGGGTGACATCTGGATTCAATTCTGAGGTGATCCATGGCAATTAAAGTATGGAACGGATCAGCATGGGAGATGGCATCTCAAATTAAAATTTGGGATGGTAGTGCATGGCAAGAAGGTCCAAACGCCAATGTTCATATTTGGACGGGCAGCGCGTGGCAAAAAGTTCATCCAGGTGTTTACTTAGATTCAACATACACAGAAGGCGCTTTTGATCCAAGTGGACCTGGTGCTCAAGCACAAGCTGAATTGACTGTATTCTCAAATGGTAAGATTCAAACGTTTCAATCAACCTCAACTGGTGGAACTACAAGAACATTAAGTGAAGATTGGCTTTTGACTGCTACGAATGCAGAATACGATGTATTTGTTACAAATTTCTCAGGTGATGCTCTTACACTGTCATCACCAACTGATGGTACTCGAAGTGCATTGAGCACCACTCAAACATACAGAATTGTTTCAGATTATCCTGATGGAATAAAGACTGCAGGATTTAATTTAAATATATGTTCAAATACTGGTTCTGGAACTGTAATTCAAGTGACTGAAGTAACATTAACTGCAGAAGCGTCATAATAAATGACTAATTTATTGCAAATTAATACCAAAGGTATTTTATTTACTGATGGTACATTCCAAGACACAGCTGCAGTTGGCGGAACACTTAACGTTTCTGCTAATAGTGCAAATGCACTCACAACAAATACACTCAACTTCATCAATACATCATCTGTTATTGTAACAGTATCAAACACACCAAATGCTGGATTTACAAACGTTTCGTTTGTTGCAACAGCGGCAGTTGGTCCACAAGGACCACAAGGTCCTTCTGGTGATCCAGGCGGTCCACAAGGACCACAAGGACCACAAGGTCCGCAAGGAACAGCAGGTGGCACAGGTCCTCAAGGACCACAAGGACCACAAGGACCTCAAGGACCGCAAGGCACAACTGGACCTCAAGGTCCGCAAGGTCCACAGGGGACTGGACCACAAGGTCCTCAAGGTGCCACTGGACCCCAAGGACCTCAAGGTCCTGGTGGAACAGGTCCTCAGGGACCACAAGGTGTTTCAGGTCCTCAAGGTCCACAGGGACCAAGTGGTGCTTTAACGCCATGGACATTAGTAACTGCGAATACAAATGCAGTCAATGGTGATAGATTAATTGCTGATACTTCTGGTGGATCATTTACAGTCACATTGCCAGCCACTCCAAGTGTTGGTAATTATGTTGTATTAACTGATGGTGATGATTGGGCTGCGAATAATTTAACAGTTGCAAGAAATGGATCAACAATTGATGGATATTCTGATGATTTGTTGATCACGCTTAAAGGAATTACTGTCGAATTGATTTATGATGGTTCAACATGGGAAGTGACAGCAACCACTGGCGCTAGAGGTCCACAAGGTGTCGCTGGTCCTCAAGGTCCACAAGGACCGCAAGGTCCTCAAGGACCACAGGGACCACAAGGTCCTCAAGGACCACAAGGAACTGGTCCGCAAGGTCCACAGGGACCACAAGGTCCACAAGGTCCACAAGGCGAAGTTGGTCCACAAGGTCCTCAAGGACCACAAGGCGAAGTTGGTCCACAAGGTCCACAAGGTCCACAAGGCGAAGTTGGTCCACAAGGTCCTCAAGGACCACAAGGCGAAGTTGGTCCACAAGGTCCACAAGGTCCTCAAGGAACTGGTCCACAAGGTCCACAAGGTCCTCAAGGACCGCAAGGTCCTGGTGCTGATGATGCATATGCTCAAGCCAATGCTGCTGCCAATTTAGTGGCAATATATGCAAATAATTCATTACGTTATGCAAACGCGAATGTCAATTTTAATAATACAGCAACGATTAATGTTTTAGTCACGCAGAATACAACAAATAAAGCAGCGAATATTGAATTTACTGCTAATGGATCTGGAATAACATTCGTCACTGCCAATTCTACATCAAGAACAATTCAATCTAGACTTCGTGATTCAGTGAGTGTATTTGATTTCATGACGACTGCTCAAATCAGCGACGTCACAACAAATGCTGGAACGATTGATTGTTCTTCTGCGATTCAAAATGCAGTTAATAATGCAAACTCAGTTTATTTTCCTTCTGGCACTTATTTGGTTGATACACCAATTACACTAAGAAGTAATAATAATATTTTTGGTGAAGGTGCATCGTCTGTAATTTCATATAGTGCAAATAATGCAACTAATAGCCAAGGTGCATTTTTTGCTAAATCTTCTTCATCTACCACATATGTTGATAACATTGTTATTAGTGACATAAAAGTTTTGGGTCGAGTTGCGACTCTTGGATTTAGCGAGTTTGTACATAACATCTCATTAAGTGGTGTTAGAAATTGCATTGTTGAACGTTGTGTGATTGAAGGATTTCGTGGTGATGGCATTTTTATTGGTAGTGGTGATCAAGGCGATGAAGAGCGTCATAATATTAATGTGATAATTCGGGATTGTTATATTAATGGTGTTAATAATGATAATCGTCAAGGTATTAGTGTTCTAGATGCGACAGGCATTACAATTGAAAATAATTACTTCATAAACACAACCCGCACCAATATGCCTGGTGCAATTGACGTTGAACCAGACACTAACACATATCATATAGTTCGTGATGTTAATATTCGAAACAATCATTTTGTCAGCTGCGGTGGAAACGTAGGCGTTATTTCCATATTTCTACCTCGTGTAGACTTTACTATAATGCCAAATGGATTTAATATTGAAAGTAATCATATTCGAAGTTGTAATGGTGCATATGGAATTTATTTCACTTATGGAAATGAAAGTGGAACTGCATTAACAGAATCTGTTCCAGAATTTAATGTTCGCATTAATAAAAATATTGTAAATTATGGAAGTGTCACTGGAAGAGGCATTGGATTAGGAAATGTAAATGATGCGATTATTGAGGGAAATGATTTTATTGGTGGTACTACATCTATCATAGGTGGTACAGCAAATACAAATTTCCTTGATGTTCTTATTAAGAATAATATGTTTACAGATGTTCAATATGGCGTAGATCCATTTGCTGTGGCTGTATATACAGGAAGTCGTTTAAAATTTGATGGTAATATCTTTAAAGATTGTGGACCATCTTCTGGTTCTATTGGTGGTGGAATTCAATTTCTTAGCGGAACAACATCTTATGTTGAAATAACTAATAATTATTTCTTATCTCCAGGTGGATCGTTCACTAAACAAGCAATTGATAATTCTGGACATACGTTTACTGCAGCAACAAATGCATTTTTTGGCAATCGAATTATTGCAGGAACTAATGCGTTCGAAGCAACTTATAATTTTGCTGATGTATCTGCAAATCTAGTTGCTGTATATACTAATAATACATTGAGTTATGCAAATGCAAATTTAAATTTCAATAACAGTTCTACAATCAACGTTTCAGTTACTCAAAATACAACCAATAAAAGAGCAAACATTGAATTCTCAGCAAATGGTGCGGGGTTCTCAATAAATTCATTGAATGTTGCTGGAGTAATGAATGTTACTGCTAATGCTGTGATAACTGGTCAATTTAATCTACTCAGTGGTCAAATCAAATTTCCAGCAACAGCAAATAACTCCTCTGATGTGAATGTTCTTGATGATTATGAGGAAGGGACCTGGGATCCAGAAATCAAGGGTACTAGCGGTGGTGCGTATACAATGGGTGGTGTTACTAGTGGCGCATACACTAAAATTGGCAGACAAGTAACAGTTCATGGATCAATTGAATGGACTGCTAGAACAACAGCATATTCAGGATTATTTGCAGTTTATGGATTACCATTTCCAAATGGGTCGCAAAGATGTTCTGGAGTGATTGCTGGTATAGACAACGGATTACAATTCAGTTCGAATACTTATTCTGAATGGCAAGTGATTGTTGATCCAAATAATTCATACGCATATATAATTGAAAGTGCTGCAGATGGTGATGGATATAGTCACGGACCAACTGTTGCTACCACAGGACTCATTTACGGATTTACCTTAACGTATAATGTTTAAAGGCTTTTAAAATGTCACTCACAAAGCAAACAAAAGTTGATCAAATTTCAATTTCTGAAAATGGAACTGTATTTTACCGAGAATTAACAGAAATTTTAGAAGATGATAAAGTTATTTCTAAATCTTACCATCGAAAATCTTTAGTTCCAGGAACTCAATTAGATTCAAATACACCTTCTGATGTTGCAAACGTTTGTAATGTGATTTGGACAGATCTTGTTGTGACGAATTTTCAAAATTCTATAATTGATCGATCAAATGTCAACAGTTGATATAAAAGACATTCTTGCTTCTTCATTGCCTCCTGGTCCACAAGGACCTCAGGGACCTCAGGGACCACAAGGTCCAGGTGGTTCTTTACAGCCATGGATTGTTATAACATCAACTTATAATGCTGCAAATGGTGAAAGATTAATTGCAAATACTTCTAATGGATCGTTTATTGTTAATCTTCCTGATCCAGCATCCACAGGCGATTACGTTCAAATTACTGATGGATATGATTTTTCTATTGCAAATGTTGTTGTTGATCCTGGATCAGAAACTATTGAAGCATTAGTTGGCAACGTTGCTATTGATCTTAAAGGCATCACCACTGAATTCATTTATAGTGGAGAAACTTGGCAAGTCACTGCAACAACTGGTGCCAGAGGTCCTCAAGGACCATCAGGAACAGGTCCACAAGGACCACAGGGTCCACAAGGGGTTTCTGGTCCACAAGGACCTCAAGGACCGCAAGGAACAGGTCCGCAAGGACCACAGGGTCCACAAGGTCCACAGGGTCCTCAAGGTGTGACTGGTCCACAAGGTCCACAGGGTCCTCAAGGAGCAACAGGTCCTCAAGGTCCACAGGGTCCTCAAGGTGTGACTGGTCCACAAGGTCCACAGGGTCCTCAAGGAGCAACAGGTCCTCAAGGTCCACAAGGTCCTCAAGGTGTGACTGGTCCACAGGGTCCTCAAGGAGCAACAGGTCCTCAAGGTCCACAAGGTCCAGGTGCAACTGATGCATATAATCAAGCCAATGCTGCCGCTAATTTAGTTGCAGTTTATGCAAACAACACGTTAGTATATGCAAATGCAAATGTCAACTTCAACAACAGCGCAACAATCAATATTTCTGTCATTGCTAATACAACAAACAAACGAGCAAATATTGAATTTACTGCAAATGGATCAAGCATTACGTTCCTTCCAAATGGATCTAATCGTCAGATAACAACTATACAAAGTAAATTACGCGAAGTTGATAGCATTTTTGATTTTATGACAGAATCGCAGATTGCAAATGTAAGAAGCAATACAGCATTTGATTGTTCGGCGATCGCTCAAACTGCAATTAGCACTCTTCAAACAGAAAAAAAATCTACACTATATTTCCCACCAGGAACATATTATTTTTCTAATACGGTTAATATTGATTTTTCAAATCAAGACGCATTTAGAATTTATGGTGCATCTCAAGCAAACTACTTTACATTTGATACGGGTGGAACAATATTTACTGGCACTGCAAATGTAGATAGCATCTTTACAATGATTACATCTAATTTAAGTGTGGCAAAGGGTTATGCATTTGAGTGCGATCATATTTTCTTTAGAAGTCCAAAAATATCAACTGGAACTGGTCCATCCACTGCACTTAAAAATAAAGTTGGTGGTGCGCCTGCTCGCCCATTTATTGTTAAAAATTGCGGATTTGTTGGGTTCGACAAAGCCATTGTATCTGATTTGTCAACAGCAAGTCCATTACAAACAGGTATTTGTCAAACTATTTTAAGAGAAAATTCATTTGTTGCATGCAATTATGCGCTATATGCTTCAGGTGGAGATGGTCCTGTGATGGATTTGGTTTTCTGCGATAGCGTATCAGAAAATGGTGGAAAAATATATCTTGAAGATTTGCTTGGCACATTTAATATTAGTGACAACTTGCTTGAAGGTCAGGCTGATGCTGTTATAATAAACGGGGGCAAATTTAACGGGCAAATATCTAGAAATTATTGGGAAGTAAACAGCAATTATCTTATAAGCATAGAAGCTGATGTTCCAACATCTCAAGTCATTATTGGTCCACAATATGTTGAAAATTCCAGTGGAGGCAAAGTTTATATAAAAAATTGTCAATATGATATTCAAGAAAAGAATTTCAATACCTTTGGAATACTCGTGGATGTTCCATCAGGATATGGGAAAAATAGACTAAACACTCCAGGAATAATACATCCAAATAATTGGAATCTTCCTGGAAACTATAGATTAGATCTCAATTCAGTTTCCACCAGAACAACAAGAGCACCAGGAACAGTCACTAGTGGTCAATGGGCTTCTCAGGGTGGATCTGCGCAAGATACACCAATTGGAAATTTAGATGTTGTCAACGTTGCTGGTAATGGTAATTGGATGAACCCAACCGTATCATTGAGTGCGAATGACGCTGTAGTTGCCATGGCGATTGCAAGAAGAGCGAATAATAATCCAAATCTTTATTTGGCAGTTTATGATCAATCGTTCACATATCTAACAAACACAGATACATCCCAACCGATCGGTGATACTGTAGCGATTGGAGAATGGATCTTTGTGATGGCAATTTGTCGTGTTCCTGCAAGCAGTAATGGCAATATTCAAGCCAGATGGGTCACTTCTGGAACAGGCGATATAGATATGTCTGAGACTTATTTTTATAAAGTCTCAACTCCTGCAAATAATTCAACTGCAGCATATTTCTTCTTACCAAATCCTTAATTGGAGAACATAATGGCTTTAAAACATAATATTACTGTCTCAGGCGAAGTGACGATGAGAAGCGTTCAGCTTGGATTGGTTAATCTTGGTGAACAATCTCATCTACTAGAAGCCATTGTGAAAGTTCATTCTGTGACGGGAACAAAAGAAGAGGTGACTGCAGATGTTAGATTTATAGCCAACAATCATGGATTCTCTAAACAATACAAATTCACGCCGCAAATGGACGGTGATAATTTTATTCGCCAAACGTATTTGTATTTGAAAAGTTTACCAGAATTCCAAGGTGCTGTGGACATTTAATAAATGACAACATATAGTATTCAGACGATACTGGCAAGTGCACTACCTCCTGGTCCACAGGGTCCACAAGGACCACAAGGCACAGGTCCTCAGGGTCCACAAGGTCCACAAGGTCCACAAGGTCCACAGGGTCCGCAAGGTATTGATGGTCCACAGGGTCCACAAGGTCCACAAGGTCCACAGGGTCCGCAAGGTATTGATGGTCCACAGGGTCCACAAGGTCCACAAGGTCCACAGGGTCCACAGGGTCCGCAAGGACCACAGGGACCAAATGATTCTGCAAACATTAATTTTTTACAAGCAGGAACTGGTGCTCAAACACGAACTGTTCAAAGTAAACTTCGTGATATGATTAGTGTTATTGACTTTGGTGCTGATCCAACAGGTTCTGTAGACTGTACAGCAAATGTTCAAGCTGCTATCGATGCTGCTTATACAGCAGGTGGTGGCGATGTCTTTTTCCCAGAAGGAATATATTTAATCACTAGTCTTTCAAAAGTATGGAATGCTTCAATCTCAGTAAATTTGAGAGGAGAAGGTAGACGTGCAACTATTTTGAGAAAAACAGGTGGCACAACAACACCCATCATTGATTTCTCAACCGCAAACTCAAGCATTCTAGAAACCATGAGCAGCATCTCAGACATGAGAATTCAAGGAAATTCTCAGGCTCATCATGGTATAAAATTAACAGATTTTGCAAGATTTGATATAACTCGAGTTTTAATTGACACATGTGATGTTGGATTTGAGAATCTTGGTGCGTTGGTTTTCAGTGTATACGATTCGTATTTTCAAGGAAATAATATTGGTTATAGATGTCGAAAAGCAACATCAAATGTTCGTCCGAATTTAGTTCAATTTTTCGGAGGAGCAATATCAGGAAATGATGATTTTGCAATTGATATTGGAGATGCAGCTGGCGTTCATATGATCGGTGTTGATATGAGTGGTAATGGTACTGCAAACAATACTGGTACTGGCGCAGTTATTTTGCGTAGCACGATGGACGATGAGTTTGGTTACTCAAACTTCTCCATGAAAGGTTGTTGGTTTGAGTCAAATAAAGGTTGGACATTCAGAACGGAAGCGTGTTCTGGTTTATTCATCGATGTGACTGACACTTTTGTTATTGGCAGTGAGAGCGGAAGAGCGATGGATATTAATACTGCATTCTCAGTTGCGTTATCTGGGGTTATTGCAGGAAGTGCTGGTGATACTGTTCAAATTGCAGCATCAAGAAGTTCAGTTCGCGATTCGCTTATTGCAACTCTAACTGACACAAGTACAAAATATAGACACATTAATATTTCAACAACATCCGCTGAATATGAGGATGTGTTTAAGGGTCCATTTAAGAGAATGAAACTCAGTAGTCAAGACTTCTTATATGGACGTTCAGATCAAATATCTGGCGGTGGAAGTGATGATATTGAATACTACTTATATGGAACTGGAAACCAAAGATTTATGGTAAATGGAACAAGACCACTTACCATTGGCGCTGATGCAATTGGATTTTATGGAACAAGTCCAATTGCAAAACCAACTGTAACTGGATCGAGAGGTGGTAATGCGGCTTTGGCTGACCTATTGACTGAATTAGCCAATTTAGGTTTGATCACAGACAGCACTTCTGCATAGTTCTAAACTAAACTAAATAGGTTGTCAATTTAGGAAATTTAGATGGCTGGTAATACAGAAAAAACTTGGATACCGTTGTCCACTAGACCAAGAGAACAAACATTCACATCTCCTGGAAATGTGGTTATTCCCTATGGTCGTTATAGAGCAACTGTTGAGGGAAGAGGTGGAACTGGTGTTAGTGGAACTATCACAGGCTATAACACCAACTATAACGTTGTTTATCCAATCGCAAACCAACCAATTTCAGGGTATAATACCAATTACAACGTAGCATACCCAATCGCAAACCAACCAATTTCAGGGTATAATACCAATTATAACGTTGCGTATCCGATTGCTAATCAACCAATTGCAAGTCAGCCAATTGCAAATTATAATGTGGCGTATCCAGTTGCTGGATATAATGTTTCTTACCCAACAGGTGGATATAATTCTCCAACAGGCGGGACTGTGTCTGGCATTGGTGTATATACACAAATACAAACTCAATGTCAGGGTGGACCATTAAGTACTCAACATGGATATTTGAAAGGATCTTGCCCAGCTCCAACATCTATTGCTCCATATGATTTTGGTTGTCAAAATTTTGGACTTGGAAATGCCATCGCCAGCTTTGAACAAGTCAACAAATGTGATTTTTATTACAATCCAATCACACCAGGAAATATATTCTACAACGTTTCTTATGGTGTAAATTACAATGTGTCGTATCCTGCGGGAAATTATAATACAAACTACAACACCAATTATAACGTCGCATATCCAATTGCAACCCAACCTATTGCTGGCTATAACACCAATTATAACGTTGCGTATCCGATTGCTAATCAACCAATTGCAGGGTATAATACTAACTATAACGTTGTTTATCCAATTGCAAATCAACCTATTGCTGGATATAATCCTGGAAGCCCTGGACAGGCAACAAACGTTTTGGGTGTTACATTCCCAGGTGGTGGCGTTTCAGGTGGAATTGGTCAATTGGCTCCAACAATTTCAGCAACATTAGTTGATTATTGGAAATATCCTGATAGTGCTCCATCTGCAACATATCCAGTTACAGTACCTACTGGCGGATCCATCACAGTTAAAATTGAATAATATTATTGTTTAAATAATTATGGAGTGATTTATGTATTATGGTGTTCAAAAATATAATAAAATTTTGTCTCAATATTGCGTTGTAAACAATGTTTTTAACGATGAAGAAATTGACAAAATAATTGATCTTGAAGATTTGCAAAAGTTCACCAAAGGTATGGTTGGCAATGACGAGGGTTCTATAAGAGAATCAACTCGCGACTCTGATGTCATGTGGATCATGCATGACCCATCTTCTGATTGGCTATTCTCTAAGTTTTCATCGCTAGTTTCAAATGTCAATGGCGATTTTTTCATGTACAATATAAATGGTTTTGATGCATTTCAATATACTGTTTATAGAAAAAATGAACATTATAATTGGCATATGGACATGAGCAATGTTTCAAATAACTTCGAAAGAAAAATTAGCGCGAGCATTATTCTCACAGATCCTAAAAAATATAATGGTGGAGAGTTCGAACTTATTCCAAATGGCAACATTGAAGAACCAATAACATTAAAACCAAATAAGGGAGATGTTATATTTTTTGCTTCTTGGATGCCTCATCGTGTAAAACCAGTTTTATCTGGCGTGAGAAAATCATTAGTGTGTTGGGTGATGGGTGAAAGAACATGGTAAACTTTAATTTTTTAAAGTTTTGGCAAAAACAACCAATTATTGAATTTTTTTGTCATCCAGATTTTGAGGGCATAATTCCTGAACCAACCTCTGCAGGTAAAAACATACCAAATTGGTTTAAAAAACTACCTAGTACTGTAGTTCATATCACAAAAGATCCAAATAGTGAAAGAGAGTTTAAAAGTGATTTAATGACAGCAAAAAAATGTTTGCCGTTATTAGATGTAATGACTATGGGATATACAATTCCATTGGCTGGTGATTTGTTTATCGCGACAAATCACGATTGTAGTCAAATTGATATTAGAGGTCCCAGAATGTTTTCTGTCGCTGAATTTCATAATAATAGTCAAGTTGGAGGACACAACGGAATAAAATTGAATAATGGTAATCCAATCAAATTCATAAATCGTTGGATTATAAAAACTGCTCCTGGATGGTCGACTTTATTTGTTCCACCAATTAATGCATTTGATCAGCCATTCACTTGCTTATCTGGTTTGGTTGATACTGATGTATATCCAAAAGAAGTCAATTTTCCAGCGATATGGCATGAGCCAGATTATTCTGGAAAAATTCCTGCTGGCACTCCACTGGTTACTGCAATACCAATTAAACGAAGTAATATTATGAACAAAGTAAATATCAGAAAAATGACGGAAAAAGATATTAAATTGGTAGAGAAAATGACAAAAATACAAGATTCTAGAGAACATTACTATACAAATGAATTGAGAGTAAAAAAATGAGTTTATTTGATTTTTTAAAAAAACCACGTAATGATTTAACATTTGTTGATACTTTTGAAGTGGGGGCGTGGAAACACTATCCAATTAAACTAGCAAAAGATTGTAAACCTCTTAAAGAATGTCAAACAAAAAAATTCAATGAATATTTTTTTCCAGGGTGTCCTGGGATGCATGATTTTGCGCGACTTGGTTATATTATTCCTTCTTGGACCATTTTTTCTTTTAAGGCAAATAAAGCTGGTTGTGTTGCGATTACTGGAGGAAAACGAGGAACAAAATATGAAACACCTAAACCAATGGATGTAAGAATTGCAGATGGTGCATTCACATATTTCGATGGAATACCACCAAACGTTTGGAATCTTCCAAGTCCATGGAAAATTGTAGGAACTCCAGAATTAACAGCAATTATTCTTCCTGCTGTATATCATAATAAAACATTGAATGATGATCTATTCATATATCCAGGAGCAGTAGATTATCCAGAATTTAATACAATGAATGTTATATGTTCGGTGAAAAGAAGTGGTGAATTTATTATTCAAGAAAATGAACCACTTTTGCAAGTTATTCCAATAAAAATGACGGCTGGCGTTAATGCTGAATATGGATTAGCAACAAAAGAAGAAATTACCGCAACTACACCAGGAAAGTATTTTAATAGAGATGGATTTTATCGTAAATATTTTATGTTAAAAAAGAAATTTACACTAACACACAGAAAACATAATAATGAGTAAAATATTCGTCAACTTATGCTCATATAGAGATAAATTTCTACCATCTACGCTAGAAAGTTTATTAGCAACTGAATCAGGTAGAAATGAAATAACGTATGGAATTTTCGATCAATCTAAATTAGAATCATCTTTAATACAATTAAATCCAAGTTTAGCGAATCATCCAAGAGTTCGTTACAAAAGAATTGATCCAGAATATTCTGATGGTGTTGTTTGGGCACGTCATGTAAATTCATTGCAAATTAAAGATGAAGAGTTTCAATATCAAATCGATTCTCATATGCTTTTTGATGATGCATGGGATAATTATTTAATTTTTGACTATAACCAAGCAAAAAAAATAGCAAACACTGATAAAGTAATTTTAACTGCAGGAACAAAAAACTTTAAACTTGTTGGTGAGAATCAGATTGTAAAATCTACATTTGATGGTGAAATTACCACAAGCATAAAATATGTTAATTTTAACAAAAACTTGAGATTAAATGCCCATGGTCACTGGATAAAAGCAACTACTGAAGTTCAACCTTCTTTGCATATTTTGGCAGGAAATTTCTTTACACACACAGATTGGGTGAAGAATGTCGGCTACAATGCAAAAATTTATTTTCATGGAGAAGAACAAATTTTGACATTATCTTCTTGGTTGGCTGGATATAAGATCTACAATCAAAGAAACATTAAAGTATACCATTACATAAATTCAAGTAATCATGAAAGTAAATCAGTTGTAAATCCAGTCATATCACAAGAAAAAATTAGTGCATATGAAGAGCAAACTGACAGAGAGATTTCTCGATATATCTACTCTATTGACGAAGAGATTTTGAAAAAGTATAAAGAAGAGACTGGGATTGATTATATAAATAGAAAATTAGAACCCCGAGCCGTCTCTGATTACTGGAAATTTGGTCCAGAAGATAAAAAAGAGTGGGAAGTAACAACTACTCAAGAGAAAATAAATGATAATTAAGACTTTTAATGTCAATGTATTGTTTTGCAATGAGAGCGTTCCAGATTTAAAATTTCGTCGTTGCGTGTTTCAATTCCAACGCCGAGATCATCACGGATTATTTTCCAGAGAACTTCTAAGTGACTACATCAAAGCGCAATATAATTCTTTAAGAAAACAAGAATATAAGACTGCGTATTCTACGATGGTAGAGACGTTTCCAGTTGAAAATGCATCATCATTTAAGTCTGAACCATATAATTATTATTTCCAACTAAACAATGGTTATCTTACGATCACGTATAACGACGAGACTGTGGAAACAGTAGCAAATTCATATACTTCCCCTGATTGGACGGATTATAACAATTTGTGGACCTACGAGAAAGATTGTATTGTGGAATTAAGAGATAAAGCATATTTTCTTTGGTTATCTCTCGTGGATGTTGAGCCAGAGCAGGTGGATGTTAAGGTTCTACAACTGAAGTGCGAAAATGAAACACCTGCATCATATGAAACTGTGCTTTCTGGTGAGAATATGGTCTTTGCTTGCGGTCAAAATTTCATATTTAATGGGCAAAGATACGACGAATATACAGAGAATTTTAAGAGCCATCTGCAATCATTTAGTAATGTAACAAGTTTATCGTTTTCGACCGAGAGTTGCGCTTCATTAGTCCTCGTAAAGAAGAAATAGAATAAAACATAAATAAAAGTACAAATTTTAGGGATTTATAAATGGCTCAATTTGTAGAATTAAACATGGATCAGGGGACAACTTTTAATGTTGACATTGATCTAACTGAGGCGAATAACGCACCAATTAATGTAACTGGGTACACGTTCACCTCTTCCGTTCGCAAATCATACTATTCCTCTAAAGTTACAGCAAATTTAGTCGTAACGGTACAAAATGCGGCTAATGGGAATGTAAAATTGAGCCTCGCAGCTGCTAACACAGCAAATATTAAGGCTGGACGTTATCTTTTCGACGTTAAGCAAATAGACACTTCAAATGTAACTTCACGTGTAGTTGAAGGGATCATATCGGTTAATCCGCAGGTAACGAAATAATGACGACTATTAAAGTTTCTACAGGTAGAGGTTCTACAGGATTAACTGGTCCTCAAGGACCACAAGGTCCATCTGGTCCTTCTGGTGTGGCTGGAGATCCTGGTGGTCCACAAGGTCCACAGGGTCCGCAGGGCAATGCAGGTCCTCAAGGACCACAAGGTACAGTAGGACCACAAGGTCCACAAGGTCCATCAGGTCCACAAGGTGTAACTGGTCCACAGGGTCCACAAGGACCTCAAGGATCACAAGGTAATGTGGGTCCACAGGGTCCACAAGGTCCTCAAGGTGTCGTTGGTCCGCAAGGTCCTCAGGGTGTTGAAGGTCCACAAGGTCCTCAAGGTGTTTTTGGTCCACAAGGACCTCAGGGACCACAAGGTCCACAAGGTCCGCAAGGTAATGCAGGTCCGCAGGGTCCACAAGGTGTTGATGGTCCGCAGGGTCCACAAGGTGTTGATGGTCCACAAGGTCCACAAGGTAATGCAGGTCCGCAGGGTCCACAAGGTGTTGATGGTCCACAGGGTCCACAGGGACCAAAAGGTGACCAAGGAGAGTTTGGTGGTGCAACGTTTGAATATGTGTACCTAACAAATACAGCCAACAGTGATCCTGGCGTAGCAAACGTCAAGTTTGATAATACTGCATTTAATGGCGCCACAACAATGTATATTAATTGCATTGATGACACTGGCGCAAATATTCATAATTACCTACAAACAATCGACGACTCCACCTCTGCCATTAAAGGCACGTTCAAGATGGCCAACACTGCAAACGTTAACGAGTTTGCATTCTTTGATATTACTGGCGCACACGATCACTTTGATGGCGGTGGTGAATATTTTGCTGTTCCTGTAGCCCACACAACAGGTATCACATCATTACCAAATGGTGCAAATGTTACAATGACATTTGTACGCACAGGCGACAAGGGCGATACAGGACCTCAAGGTCCACAGGGTCCTCAAGGTCCTCAAGGTCCGCAAGGTCCACAAGGTCCACAAGGTGTAGATGGTCCTCAAGGTCCGCAAGGTGTAGATGGTCCACAGGGTCCACAAGGACCTCAAGGACCACAGGGTCCTCAAGGTCCACAAGGTCCACAAGGTCCACAAGGTGTAGATGGTCCTCAAGGTCCGCAAGGTGTTATTGGTCCACAAGGTCCACAGGGAGTTGATGGACCACAAGGACCACAGGGTCCACAAGGTGTGGATGGTCCACAAGGACCTCAAGGTCCGCAAGGACCACAAGGAGATTTGGGTCCACAAGGTCCTACAGGCGGCACTGGTCCACAGGGACCGCAAGGACCATCTGGTCCTGCAGGTGGTCCGCAAGGTCCACAGGGTCCGCAAGGACCGCAAGGTACAGAGGGTCCACAAGGACCATCTGGTGTTGCTGGACCACAAGGTCCACAGGGTCCACAAGGACCACTTGGATTACAAGGATTTACAGGACCACAAGGACCACAAGGTCCATCTGGTCCGCAAGGATTTATTGGCGATACAGGACCACAAGGTCCACAGGGTCCACAAGGTTCGCAAGGTGACACAGGACCAACAGGACCACAAGGTCCTCAAGGACCAGAAGGTCCATCTGGTGCAGAAGGTCCACAAGGTGTGCTTGGTCCACAAGGTCCTCAAGGTCCTCAGGGTCCACAAGGACCATCTGGTGTTTCAGATGTTCCAGGTCCACAAGGTCCATCTGGTCCATCTGGTCCAGAGGGTCCGCAGGGCGTAGTTGGTCCTCAAGGTCCACAAGGACCGCAAGGATCAATTGGAAGTACTGGTGAAGTTGGTCCACAAGGTCCACAAGGTCCACAAGGTGTTGAGGGTCCACAAGGTCCGCAAGGACCGCAGGGTCCATCTGGCGTTTCTGACGTTCCAGGTCCTCAAGGTCCTCAAGGACCGCAGGGTCCACAGGGAGTTGATGGTCCACAAGGTCCACAAGGTCCACAAGGTGAGGTTGGTCCACAAGGACCTCAAGGTCCGCAAGGACCACAAGGTGATTCAGTAACGGGTCCTCAAGGACCACAAGGACCACAAGGACCTCAAGGACCACAAGGTGTAATTGGTCCACAAGGTCCTCAAGGCGTTGATGGTCCACAAGGTCCACAAGGTCCTCAGGGCGTTGAAGGTCCACAAGGTCCACAAGGTCCACAAGGTGTGACTGGTCCTCAAGGACCACAAGGTCCTCAAGGTCCTCAAGGACCACAAGGTGTGACTGGTCCTCAAGGTCCTCAAGGTCCTCAAGGTCCTCAAGGTATCACTGGAGCAAGATCTTACACTGTTACAAATAGTGGTGCAAGTGCATATGTGATTGACGGTGCGAATAATCCAACTCTTAACTTATTGAGAGGATTTACATATGAATTTGATGTAAATGCTTCTGGTCATCCATTCTGGATTCAAACTGTTTCTGGTGCATACAGTTCAGGCAATGTTTATAATAATGGTGTAACAAATAACGGTGAAGATGTTGGGATAATAACATTTGAAGTCCCCTATGATGCACCAAACACATTGTACTATGTGTGTCAGTTTCACTCATCAATGGCTGGAACAATCAATATATCAGACGTTGGTCCAGTTGGTCCACAAGGACCGCAAGGTCCTCAGGGTGTTGAAGGTCCACAAGGTCCACAAGGTCCACAAGGTGTAGATGGTCCACAAGGTCCACAGGGTCCTCAAGGACCGCAGGGTGAACAAGGTGAATTTGGTGGTGCAACATTTGACTACATTTACTTAACAGATACAGCAAATACAAATCCTGGATCTGGTAATCTTAAATTTGATAATGCAACATTTACAAACGCAACAACATTACACATCAATGAAATTGATTCAAATGCACTCAATGTATTCAATTATCTACAAACAATTGATGATTCAACTTCATCTATTAAGGGTACATATAAACTTGCGAATAGTGCGAATATTCTTCAGTTTGCATTCTTTAACATAACTGGATTACATTCTCACGGCAGCAACTATTTCTCAGTTCCAACCACGCATGTTTCTGGTGTGACATCATTCCCAGATACAACTAACGTTGTTATTACATTTGTGAGAACTGGTGACAAGGGAGATACTGGTCCTCAAGGTCCACAGGGTGTAACTGGTCCACAGGGTCCGCAAGGTCCGCAGGGTGACTCCGTTACTGGTCCACAAGGTCCTCAAGGCGTTGATGGTCCACAAGGTCCGCAAGGTCCACAAGGACCACAGGGTCCACAAGGTGATTCTGTCACAGGTCCACAAGGACCGCAAGGTGTGACTGGTCCTCAAGGTCCGCAAGGTGATACTGGTCCACAAGGACCACAAGGTCCGCAAGGTGTGACTGGTCCTCAAGGTCCTCAAGGACCACAAGGTGTTGATGGTCCACAGGGTCCACAAGGTGTTACAGGTCCTCAAGGTCCACAGGGTCCGCAAGGCGTCACTGGTCCACAAGGACCGCAAGGACCACAAGGTGCTACTGGTCCTCAAGGTCCTCAAGGTCCACAAGGACCACAGGGTCCACAAGGCGCACAAGGAAATACTGGTCCACAAGGACCACAAGGTCCACAAGGTGTCACTGGTCCTCAAGGACCACAAGGTCCTTCAGGTGCTGCAAATGCAACAGGAACTAGCGGATATCTTGCTCAATTCACTGGAACAAATACATTAGGTGACTCACCAGTTCTTGATACAGGAAGTGTTGTTCAAGTTACTAGTGTTCGTAGATTGTTGGTTGAAAATGCTGCATCAATTAGTAGTGGTATTTCTATTGGTAGTGGATCAAATCCATTCGGAAATGTTGTTATTGGATCTAGTGTCATACCAAGTGCTACTGGAACGCATTTCTTAAAATGGAATAATATCTCAGGTAACGTAAGTTATAGCACTGAATTGAGGGGAACTGATGATTTTATTGAAGCCAATACATCTACAAATGGTGCAAACACTTGTAATATTGCCTCTTCAAATTATTTCCGTCGTGTTTTGACTGCAAATTCAACGTTTACGTTTACCAATGCTCCAGCTTCTGGAACTGGTAAAACATTCTCATTGTTAATCTTGCAAGATGGAACTGGTGGAAGAACAGTCTCTTGGGCTAATACGATTTATTGGGCTGGTGGTGCTGCGCCTCCTGCAACAACAAATGCAAATGCTCGTGATATGTGGACATTCATCACTTATGATGGTGGTTCTACATACTGGGGAACCTTGACTATGAAGGACGTTAGATAGTATAATATATAATTTAAACAAGCGAGTTTATTATGAAATTGCATGTATTGGTTAATCCAAGGAATCCAACTGGACTCATGAACCGCATTGATCCCTTTGCGGTTCATGGGTACAAATACATCAAACATCTTCTTCCGCATTATGAGATTATTCATTACGGAATCCCAAACGCTCAAGTTCCGTGTGATCATGTGAATATTTACTCAAATCCTGGTGACATCGCCACATTCAATATTCTTGCTGGCGAACAAATAGCAAAAAGAAAGACAGAAGGTGATATGATTATCTGTTTCTTTGGCGCAGATAATCGAAAAGCCTGTGAAATGAATCCAGACTGTAAATGGGTTGAGCCTTCGATTGGATATAGAACCAGTGGCGTGTTTTCTCCATATCGCGTCTTCACTTCATATGCTCAAATGCATTTCTTTTATGGTGAGCGTGGAATGCTTCTTAATCCATCATGGTATGATGAGGTGATTCCAAATCCATTCACTATTTCTGAATTTGATTACCAAGAAAATAAAGAAGATTATTTCTTATACTTTGGTCGCGTGCATGAAGATAAAGGTGTTCATCTTGCAATTCAAGCCACAGAAAAACTTGGCAAAAAATTAGTCATTGCTGGTCCTGCGCAAGATTTGACTCATCTTGGCTATAAAACAATTCCAAATCATGTTGAACTTGTCGGATATGCTGGACCAGAAAAAAGAAATAAACTCATGGGCGGCGCAAAAGCATTACTTGGACTCACATATTATGTTGAGCCATTTGGTAACATGGTCATTGAAGCAAATCTTTGCGGAACACCAGTGATTACCACTGATTGGGGTGGATTTGTTGATAGTGTTGTTCCTGGCAAAACAGGATATCGTGTCAAAGACTTTCGTTCATTGATTGATGCTATGGAAAAGATAGATCAATTAAAACCAATTGACTGCCGTGAATGGGGATTAAATTTCTCTGATGAAGCAGTACATGAACGCCATCATCAATATTTGCAAAAAGTGATTCGTAATTCATTCTATGACTAGTAAACTGATCCTTGTAGGATCTTCCATTCAACCAAGAACTGGAAGATTCACCTACAGCCCAACAAGATCTTTTTTTCCTGCTGATGAAAGATTTCGGCAAACGATCTTTACAATCAATTCATTGAGAAATAGTTTTCCTGATGCAAAAATTGCGGTGATTGATTCATCAGATGATTATGTTGAGTATCTATCAACGTTTAAACATTTTAAAAATACTGAATTTATTCCTCTCAAAGAACTTGATTATAATGCATTTGAAATTGTAAACACGCATCCAAATAAAAGTCTTTGCGAGTCTTTGTTGCTGAATACTTATTACAATCAATACAAAAAAGAAATTTTAAGTTATGATTATCATATTCATGCATGTGGCAGATATTTCTATTGGGATTTAAACGACAAACTTTTTACTGAAGAAAATAAAGACAAGATTTTTTTCAAACGACCATTAGTGTTTCCGTGGGATCCATCATGGCGTTATAGTCATATTGATTTACGCCACGAAACTGGTGAGAATGTTTTGAAGCAATATTGTACTGTGCTATATGCATTTGGAACACAGCACTTGCATAAGTTCATAGATATAAATGAGGCTGCAATACATTTGATAAAACAGCCTGGACTTATACATTACGATATTGAAACGTTGTCATATTATTTGACAAGACAGTATAAAGACGTTATAATAGAAACAGATTGGCGAGTTTGCGGCTGGGATGGAACCTCTGGTCGCTTTATGTACTATTGAGGCTCAAATGAAGATCAATTTAATTGTAACAGATGATTTTTATCAAAATCCAGATGAAGTGCGAGCGTATGCGTTATCTCAACCGTTCGAAGTTTCAGGTAATTATCCAGGAACAAGAACAAAGCCATGGCTTCCCGAATCATTAAAAAATTCTATTCAATACATCGTACAACATGCTGGTGGAAAAGTCACTCATTGGTTTGAAGATTCATGTTATACTGGTGCATTTCAAATCTGTACAGCAAAAGATCGCACGTGGATTCACGCTGATAGTTTTAATAGTTGGGCTGCAGTTTGTTATCTTACACCTGATGCGCCTCTTTCTTCTGGCACAGCATTATATCGCTGGAAAAAAACCAAAGAAGATATGAGAGTAGATAATAATGCTCCATATTATGATGGTTATGATTATACTAAATGGGAAATGACTGATTATGTTGCGAACAAATATAATCGGATTGTAATGTACCGTGGTAATCTATATCATGCATCATTAGATTATTTCGGTGATAATCTACACAACGGTCGTTTATTCCAAACATTCTTTTTTAATACTGAATTTTAATGAAGATTCTTCACGTCGTTTTCTCTTGTAATCGCCTCAAGTATCTCACGAAAACTTTAGAATCGTGGAATAAACTTGACTATGGCAATCATGAAGTGACGAGACTGATTGTTGACGATTATCCAAGAACACGAAACAACGGAATCTTCGAAATTTTAGCAAAAACACACAATACTTTATTGTGGTTACACGAAGAAAATCTGGGACTGTCAGTTACTTGGTCGCAGTTTTTTGATTACTTGAAGAGCACGGACTATGATTATGTCCTTCACCAGGAAGACGATGTAGTTCTACTGGAGCCAATTAAGATCGACGATCTAATAAACATCCTCGAAACAGATCCAAAAATGGCTTCAGTAGTTCTACAGCGTCAACCTTGGTATTTTACCGAGTCTGAATCTCAGATAGAACCTGAAGATGTTTGTGTTGGAGATTATTATCTTTACAAAAATAACAAAACTTTTCCGATTATTTTCAGTTTATATCGAAAAAATGTAGTTGATTTCCCATTCCGCGAGCATTGGGGGTTCAATATGAACGAGGGCATGGCAATGGTTTATCTTGATCATTTTCATCAGATGTATGCTGGAATGCTTAAAAACTCGGAAGGCAAACATATTATACAGCATATCGGAGAGGAATCGACAGGAAAACGAATTCTCCCCAACGAGCCAAGATACGAGTTTTTTGCGCATATGGATCCCGATAAAGTCTATTCCTCTCGAAATGGAGTCCTGATCGAATAGAAACTAAATAAAGAGAGCGTTTCTATGAGGTCAAAATGGCGACTCCAACAACACGATCTGAATTAAAAGATTATTGCCTCCGCAAACTAGGATTCCCTGTAATTGATATTAATGTTGATGACGATCAATTAGATGATCGTATTGACGATGCTTTACAGATGTTCAGCGATTTCCACTATGATGGAACCGAAGAAACATACCTTGTGCACAAAGTAACTCAAGCGGATATTAATAATGAGTATCTTCGTCTTGCGGATTCAATTGTATCTGTGTCGAGAGTATTTCCGTTAAATGGATCTACGACTTCATCAACCTCATCCTCTGGCTTTAACATCTTTGATATTAATTATCAGTTGCGATTGAACGACTTTTATAATCTTACAGCCTCCTCATATACCTATTATGTAATTGCAAGAGAACATCTTGCAATGTTAGACATGGTTATCACTGGTGAACTTCCATATCAATTTAATCGCAAAACTCATAAATTGTATATCACAACAAATTGGGCTGGAAGATATGATCCAGGCAATTATATTTGCTTTCAGTGTCGTAGAATTGTAGATCCAGATTGCTGGAATGATGTTTACAGCGACAAATGGGTGAAAGAATATACAACGCAATTATTCAAGCGTCAATGGGGTGAGAACATGAAGAAGTATGGTAACTATGTTCTTCCAGGTGGTCTTGTGATCAATTCTCAGACGATCTATGATGAAGCAGTCATTGAGATTGGTCGTCTTGAAGAAAAACTGCGTGATACATACGAAGAACCACCATTCCAATTGCAGTCGTTCTAATGGCAACATCAGTATACTTTAATAATAATGGATATGCTTCGCAAGAGCGATTTCTTGTTGAAGATTTAATCAATGAGTCCATTAAAAATCACGGAATAGACGTTTACTATATTCCTCGTGATTCTCAATCATCACTTGATGAAATTTATGGCGATGATCCTGTGAAATCATTTACACAAGCCATTAAAATCGAAGTTTATCTTGAAACATATAATAACTTCGAAGGTAATGAAGAATTTTTCTCAAAATTTGGTCTTGAGGTTTCAAAAGGTGTCAAGGTTGCAATGAGCCGAAGATCATTTGAGAAGTATGTTTCATCTGTAGTTGATCGCAACGTCCCAAAAGAAGGTGATTTGATTTATCTTCCAGTTCAATTAAAGTTGATGGAAATTAAATTCGTTGAACAAGAAAAATCATTCTTCCAGTTAGGACGTCCAGGATTTACAAGAGGTGCAGTTTCTGCTGTTGGTCAGGCAAAAATTGGATATATGTTTGAATTGAGCCTTGAAACATTTCGTTACAATGGCGAACTTATCAATACTGGATATAATGATATCGATATTATTGCAGATACAAAAGCGCAAAGTGTTGAATATGAAATGTATCCAGGTGGTGCGGGCTCATATACAGCAAATGAAATTGTTTATCAAGGAGATGCTGCAGCAACTGCTAATGCTCGAGCATATGTAGCAGAGTGGAATACTGTAACAGGTAAGTTAAGATTAAGAAACATTTATGGTGCATTTTCTTCTAATGTTCTTGTAAAAGGTGCAAGTAGTGGCGCAATATGGGAATTGAAATCAGGTGACACTCAAGAAGATGCCACAACGACTTTTGATGATAATGTTCGAATTGAACAAGAAGCTGACAATATTCTAGATTGGACTGAAACAAATCCATTCGGTTCACCTGACGAGACCTAATTATGTTAAACAACACACATTATTATCATCGCATCACGCGCAAAATGGTCGTGTTGTTTGGCACGATGTTCAATAATCTAAAGTTAAAGAGATATAATAAAGCAGGTACAACTGAGATTGAAAGAATCACTGTTCCTTTAACATATTCTGCAAAAGAAAAATTTTATGCCAGAATTACACAAGATCCAGATTTATCTCGTGAAATTCAAATTGTTTTGCCGAGAATGGCATTCGAATTAACTGCAATTACATATGATCCTTTAAGAAAAGGCAGCACATTTGTTGAGCAGTTTACCGCAAAAGATAATGATGAAGTGAGCAGAATCACACGAACTCCATATAACTTTGAGTTTTCTCTTTACATCTTTGTGCGCAACGTTGAAGATGGTACACAAATTGTTGAGCAAATTCTTCCATACTTCGCACCAGATTATACTTTAAGCGCAACATTGGTTGATGGAATTAAAACTGATGTTCCAATTATTTTGCAATCGGTCAGTCAAGATATTTCAAATGATACTGGTGAGTCAGATCAGTTGAGAACAATCGTTTGGACGTTAACATTTACTGTAAAAGGTTATTTGTATGGTCCAACTACATCAAGTAAACTTATTCGAAAAGTTACAGCGAATACGTTCTTCTATAATACAGAAGGAACAACACAGCAACTTAACTTGGGAAATCCTGGATCAAATACCGAGTTTAAAGTTGGTGAATTGGTTTACGAAGGAAGAACAATTAATGATGCCAATTCATCAGGATTTGTGGCATCATGGGATAATACAGCAAAAGTGTTGGTAATATCTGATGTTTCTGGTGTGATTAA